AAAGTAATCAACTGCTTCTTAAACGCAAGTGTTGCTGTATTGTGTGCGCCGTATTTAATCATTTCCTCATTCTCCTTATTTGATGTTTTACCGCCGAGTTGTGCGGTTACTTCGTCTGCAAGATTGCCGAGCCTGTTATAGAGCCAGTCGCCCGGACAAGATTTATTCGCAAACCACCTATGTACAGTCAATACCATTTCATTTGACTTTGGTGAATAATTTAGCGTCTTGCTTTCATTACCAAACCAAAGCAGTTTAGTCTTGCCATTACGCTTGCAGATGTCAACGCATAGTGTAATAAGTTTGTTGTACACTTTACTGTTCATTGTGTACGGAGCTACCGTGTCGCTTGCACATTCGATTGTGACTGCTCTCTGGTCATTGGCATTGCTTGATGAACACCAAGAGCGATTGCCCTCATCTACACAAAGCAACACTCTGCCGTCATAGCCGATTCCGTAGTTACAGCTTGCCTCACAGGCTGTATTCATAAAGATGTTGCCGAGGGTTTCGACACTGCACTGACCTACAACGCAATGCGGAGTAATGCGGTCAATACTGTGTGTACGTTTACCGCTGTGGTTTGGGCTTAATTTTGTGTAATTAACAAGTTTTGAATTACTCATAATTATTCCTCGCTTTCTGCGTATAATTTTTTTAAGTCGATATTTTCCATAACTGCCCTTGCTTCAAGTACGGCTCTGTAATCGCTCATTGCTTTAATTTGCAAGTCATATGTACTGCGTGGGCAAGTCGGAATAAAATTCAGATTCCCTTTATCCCAGTTATCAAGCATTTTCTTTAAGCCGTCGTGGCGGATTGATAACTGCTGATATTCAGCGATAAACCTTTCTTTGTAATCTTCGCTTAACATTTTGTCAACAGTATTAGATAAAACCATAATTATTCCTCGCTTTCATCTGTTTTTACTTCGACTGTTGTCTTTAATCTCTTGACGATTGACACCAAAAATTTCGGCAATGGAATACCAATTTCAGAGAGGTTTTCTAAGATTGAAATCAACTCGTTGATGATAAACCAAATCGTAACAATCATGCCGATGCAGTAGTTAATCCGCAGGTCGATTCCGCAGTTGACAAGTGCCGAGCTGATGAGATAGTCGGCAACAATACCGACCGCTACGGCTACGATATAGCCTACCTTTTTGATAATGCCTGTTACACCGACACGGCTGTTCAGCGTGTGGCTTATGTATGCCTGTGCCATTCCAGTGATGTAGTCGATAATCATTACCGCAATCATCACCGCAAACGGCACAAGCAAGATGTTAAGATATGCTACAATAGCACCGCATACTGTGGCAAATAATGCCTGTAAAATGTTTTCTTTCATTGTTTACACCTCGCTTTCTGTCGTCGGCTCGTCAACGGTTGGAGTGTCGCCCCAAACTGCCATGACAGCGTTATAGTATTCATCAGACAACACCGTTTTGAGCTGTTCTCTGCCTGATTTGCTGTTCATATATGCATTGCGGATGTTTCCGCCAACCTGCATTTCTTCACCGTTAAAGGTCAAAAACTGCTGTCTGAGTACCGACACGCTGTCCTTTGTGAGCATATCGAGTGTGATTTTTTCTTTAAGTTCCATTTTTCATACCTCCGTTATTTAATTTTGTACAAGCAAATCACATTAATTTGCTCGCCGTCTGCGAATGTATATGCGGTCTTATCCTGAGTCGAAAACTGTAGCCAAGTGTTATTTTTCGGAATGGCAAATTTAAAGAGCTTGCCAAGGTTTGAAATACCGACACAAAAAACATTGTCCTCGGAAATACATTTGTACGGCAAATCAATCAGCGGACACATGCTATTGCCGCCAAGAGATACTGCGTTCATTTTGACCGTTGCACTGACGATTACGATGTCACCAATCGTCTTATATGTACAGTTTGCACTTTTGATTTTATCGGTGACGGTTGAATACGGTGTGAGTGTTGATGTACCACTTTCAATATTTGACGAATCGTATTTAGTCGCCAAGGCGGTTTTATCTGCTTTCACAAGCAGAGCGTTGTAAACTGCTCCGCTTGTGAGGTAACACGGGCTGTTATTTTTGGGTTCGCTGTCGAACGGCATTGAATTGAGCTTTCGGGCAAGTTTTTTATCTGTTTCTTCTCGTGTATATGCGTCCGTAATTCCGTACCCTGCGAGTGTTGTCGCTTTATTAGCTTTGTTTGCAAGATTTGTGTCGACTGTATCAAGCCTTGCTCCGAGCGAATTAGAACCGCCTCTTGCCGTGGCTATTTCGGATTCAAGTGCAATTGCTCCGTCTGTTGCCCGTTCAATCCCCTCGTCCATATGGTTGAGGTTGTCGGCATTGAGGGGCGGAGCAGAGCCGTTCACAAAGACAATTTTATTGTATTTGTTCATTTTCTTTTACTTCCTTTCCTAATCGTTTTTCGCCCTTTGATGTGAGGGCAGTTATAAATCCGTCCATTTTCTTATTGAACACAAATGTTTCGATTGTCGGCAAATCTTCAAACGGAGTTTTAATTGTGTACTTATCGCCTGCCTCAAGCCACCAATACGAAAACAGCTTAATTTTTGTCGGGCGGTATTTATATACATCACCAAAAAAATTAACAGAATTATATTTTGTGCCGATATCACTTGCTGTTGTTCTGCACCTCATCAAAATGTTATCGGAAACATACCACGAAAAATCGTTACTGTTGCCATACAAAAACGCTTTTTTATCAGCAAACTTAGCACTGTACATACGGATAGGCTCAAGTTCGTAATCTTCAAAGGATAAATCTTTGTACGAATCGATTGTTTCAACGGAAGATTGAGAATACAGCCTTTTAAAACGCATTTTTCCGTCGGCATCTATAACGGCAAAGCTCAAAGTTAATTCTGCATAAGCTTGGATTAAATCTGACAAGGTAATGTCCTTTATAACCTTTTCCACGCAGGTATCGTCAAATTTCAGCGGTACACTAAAGACAGATAAGCTCGGCGGTGAAACCCCTGTAATTGCATAATCTTTGGCAAATTCTGCGATTATTGAATAAAAGTTCTTAAAATTATCGTCTTTTTGATAGTGCGCATAACCATAAGCAAAACTGCCGTCCTCGTTCTCTTTGCCTGCAAACCACAAAGACACATCCACCTTTGACATATCATAAAAAGCGTCATAAGCTATGATTTTGACGATGTTACGCTGTTTTTTATCTCTTTGAGCCGACTGAATTTTACCGTAGAAAACAGGACATTCAACCGTTCCTGTTTCGGCAGGACAAATAAGAGTATTTGACGGGTACAAATCATCTGACGGATACAACTCTGATTCAAGATATGTTGCCGTTATGATGACCTGTACCGTCTTTCCTATCAAAGCCGAGCAATCATAATCAATGAGTTTCACGCTCATTTCAGAGGCTATGCAACCGCCGAATTTCAATTCTTTTTCAACGATTTCATTTTCAAGCGAAAAACTGTCAAGCACGATACTTTCACCTGTTATATCCTCAAAACTGCCGTCGGGGGAATGCAGGGCAACGGTGTTGTAAAGTGTGTTTGTTTTCAGCTTATCAGCAATTTCTTTAGATACAAGCATTTTTAAGAATCACCCCTTAATACTCAATCAGCTCAACAGTAATCGGCTGATAGGTTATATCATTCTTTTCGGCATTCATTACGGTATATTCAATATCGGGAATATAAAAATAAGAGGTGTAATAGCTGTTCGTTTCATCGTTCCAATAAGTTACCCTGCACTTCCTCTGTAACTTATTCGCCATTGAGAGGTTGATAATCGACTGAAAATCAATCTTTTCGTCAAGATGAAGAATGTGAGTTGAAAACGAAATTTTTGTTTTGTAATTTGGCAGCGTTGCCCTTTGAAGCGTACCGTTCTGATCTCGTTCCGCAGAAGTTTCAAGTCGCTGATTCGGAGTTGACGAAAATGCGGTAATGTACTTATTCGGCATTATGTTGTTTCCGAATTTAAGCAAATAGCCGTTATAATTTGACATATCATTTCCCCCTTTATGCAAATGCGGATTTACCGTTGTGTCTGCGTCTGTAAAGCTCATCCTGTCTTATCATTTCTTCAAAAAGCGTTGAACCCTCAAGCTCGGCAGTAAACGAATAAGTGTTGCCGCCGTTATTGCGAAAGATAATGAACATTTCATAAATGCGTTTAAGCAGGTCAAGAATTTGTGTGAGAATCACTGTATCCTGACCGCCCGAATTGTCGAGCATACCCTGTAACTTGTTAAGAGGGGAAATAACCTCAGGGTTACCGCTGTTAGCGCCTGCGTTATCGCCGACAACCGCAAGTGTCGGAGCTTTAACAATACCGCCTTTTGCAAATTTTCGTGCCGGTGATTCCGTGGGCTCTTCAAATCTCGGAATGAGAGGCGGATTTTCAGGCATTGAAAAGCTCCAATCCTGTCCAAAAGCCGCTCCGATAATACCGGCTAATCCGCCGATTGAATTAACAACGCCCGAAACAAAGTTATAAATTCCCGTCCACAACGCATTTATGCCGTCAATGATAGCGTTTATAATAAACTTAAACACGGCACAAATGCCGTCCCAAATACCTTTGAAGAAGTCGTAGATACCCTGCCATGCTTTTTTCCAATCGCCTGAGAAAACACCTGTAATGAAGTCAATAAGACCGCCGAATGTTTTCTGTATAGAGGTAACCAACCCACCGATAAATGTAAACACATTATCAAACACCCTTTTTACGGCATTGAAAACATTCTGAAATATAGGTCCCCAAAAGCTGACAAGCCAGTTTACAAACGGTGACAGGAAGTTATTCCACACGGTTGAAACACAGTCTGCAACCTTGCCGAAGAAGTTTATTGCACCCTCAAAAACAGGCTTCAGCCAGTTTTCCCAAGCTGACTTTACTATTGCTACGATAAAATCCCACGCAGGCTTAATCCATTGATTGTAAACATTCATCAGGGTTGTGCCGATATTGGTAAACATATTGCAGACATTCTGAAAAATCTGCTGTCCGTTGCCGTTCCACCAATTACTGATAATTGTTCCGATATCTCCGAAAATTTGACCGATAAAGTTAAACACATCTGCAAACTGCAATTGTAAATTTTCGAGAAATTCAGTGATTGTTGCACCGTCATTTTCAGTCCATTCAACAAGGCTTTCGGTTGCAGTTGAAAACGCACCCGAAACAACTTCGCCGACTGAGCCCGCAAAGGTTGTAAGACCGCTTAAAAGATTGGAAATTGATTCTTCCATTTGAGGGCGAACATTGTCAATTGCATTGCCTGCAAGTGTACCGAAATTATCAAAAAAGGCTGAAAGGTTGTTATAGCCGTTTGTAAGATTGTTACCTATGGTGTCGATAAAGCCGATAATCTTTTCCCTGTCTTTTGAAATCCACTTTGCAACACCGCCTGAAATGGTCTGAAACGACTTTCCGCCGATTGTCGCAACCGCTCCGAATGCGGAGCCAATTGCCCCGAGTTTTGCGGAACCGACCTTTTGCATTGTGCCGAATGCCTTTTGAACTATGGGAACAGCATTATTAAAAACGGTCTTGCAGTTCTTGCCTATAGCTGACCAATCAACCTTGTTAATACCTTTCTGTACACTCTCGACAAAGCCTTTGAATCCGCTTTTTTCGTATAGATTTTTGAATGCCCCCGAAAGGTTTTTGCTTGTGTCCTTGACAACATTCTTTGCAACAGCTCCGCCTGATGAACCGCCTGAAGAGCTTTTTGATGAGGAGGTGTCTGACTTTGAAGATGAGCTGTCAGAGCTTGAAAGCACATTCAGCTTGTCAAAGCCCGCTACACTTCTCTTTGCCTTTTCAGAACTTTTCTGAACATTATCAAGTGACTTTGAACTGTCATCTGCCGTATTCGTAAGGCTTTTGGCAGAATCGGACGCAGATTTGATATTGCTTGCGGTGTTGTTGCCTGTATCCCAGCCGAAGACCTTTGAAAGCGATTCAACCGCACCTTTGGCATATTCCGTTAAAGTCGCAAGTGCGGAACTCAACCGCTTTACAACCTGAGTTGCCACCTGAAGAATAGGCTGACCGACTACGGCAAGGAGCTGTTTCCAACTTTCTCTGAGGTTGCCCGTTACATTCTCCCAACCGTCTGCTTCACGGCTTGCCTGTCCCATAGCACCCGAAAGCTGATTAGCGTCCTTGACCATTTGCAAAAGCGTGAGCTGTTTCTGCGATTCCGACAAATCCGTAAATGACTTGCCATACAGCTTATTAGCCGCCGCATTTCGTGTGGTTTCAGTACAGGACAAACCGAGTGCGGCGTCATTTTCAAAGTTGCCTTTCAAGAACGATTTCAGGCTTTCTGCGGTGTCTTCAAGCGAACGGTCGTAATATGCGGCACTGTCGGCTGTTACCTGTAAAGCCTCCTGCATCATTCCCAAAGCACTTGAACTGTCCATACCCGTAGTTTTTGCAAAGGCATAAATGCTTGTGCCGACACCCTGTAATCGGGTTTCAAGAATACCGCTTTGATCGGCAACGCTCTGAATGGCTGATTCTGCCTGTGACTGCATTGTGCCGAATGTCTGCTCAAACTGCGAATTTGCCGCATTGACTTCCGCAGCCGATTCAATGCACTGCTGACCGAACTCCTTGATTTTTGCAACAGAAAAAGCGGCAACCACAGCCATTCCTATTTTCTTAAACGAAGATGAAACCGAATTGCTTAATTGCTCACCGCTGCCTTTGATGTTTGAAAACTCTTTTTCGGTTTTCTGAGAAACGCCCTCTGCAACCTTTGAAAAGGACTGTTTCATATCCGTGCTTACATTTTCAAAATCTTTTGAAAGACTTGAAAATGCCGAATCAAACTTTTTTGTAATTGAATCGGAAATCTTATGCAATGTTTTGGAAATATCATCCCCCGTAAGCCTGACATCAAGCTCAATTTCACCCGCCTTTGTCGCCATATTCACCACTTCCTTTCATTTTAGATTTTTTAAAAACAGGCATAAAAACAGCGCACACCGTTATGATGTACGCCAATAAAATTTTTGCAAAAGAACAGCCACCCCATTTGGAGTGGCTTTTTGTTTTATTTGTTGAGTTCGTAGTATTTGATGTCGATTTTCGGAAGTGACACATTGTTGCCCATTACGGTTTCATATGTATAGTCGCCGTCACAAGTTCCCCAGAATGTGATTACATCATCTTCAAGGAGTTTGTCCGCACCGTCAGGAATTTCTACAGTTGCGTAGATTGTATCAGTCCACAATGGTTCATCAAGATACTCATTTTCTTCTTTGGTTATATTGATTCTCAGGTCAACCGAATCGCCCCAGCCTTCCTGAACCTGAATAATCTGACCTTCAAACTTGTAGTCATTACCTTTGTACTTGTCAGGGTTTCTTGAAAGAGTTTTAAAGTCGATTGTTTTGCAACCGTCTTTAAATTCTTTTTCAACCTTCTTCGGGTCTTTAGTAGGCTTTTCTGTTGCAACTTCTTTTGTGGTCGGTGCTTCTGTCGCTTTTTCAGTTGTTTTTTCTGAACTCTGATTTGCAACAGTAGTTTCCTGCTTTGATTTGTTTGAACCGCTGTTACCGTTAATTGCACCGTTTACACCGCCAACAATCATAATAGCAACAACGATAATAACCCAAAAATACCAACGCTTGTAAATTTTCTTCTTCGCATTTACAGGATTTACGGTTGCCGAGGTTGAATCGTTTCCGCCAAAGCCTGCACCGCACTTGTCGCAAAATTTTGCATCGTCCTTTAATTCGTTTCCGCAATGTGGACATTTCATAAACATACACTCTCCTTAATAAATTTGTTAGTGTATGTTACATTTTATCACTATATATTAACATTGTCAAGAATTTTGTAGATACAGCGAAAATTATGTACAAATTTACAGATTAGCAAAAAAGTTTTGAAATTCTGCAAGAACGGTGTTCATATCTTCGTCTGAATAGTGCTTTACATTCCTTGACCGCCATTTGTTGCGGATTTTATGCTGTGACGAAGTAAAGTTTTTCAAGACTTCTTTGTCGGTTTCAAGGCGAATTTGAACCGTTCTTGCAAGCGGTGTTTCGGGTCCTAAGCCTTGCAGAAGTGAGCAGAACTCATTCCAACTCATTTTAGCAAAATCCTTTGAATAAATGCTGACCCCGTACTCCGAGCGAAAGCTCGACACGATTAAATCAAAGTCATCAATCAGGTCGTAGCCGGGGTCTGAGCTTCCCCCTCGTCAGTCAAATCGCCTGTTGCAATTTTGGCAGATTCGCTGATAAGGGCGTTGAAATCGTGCATATTCAGCTTTAACTTTTCAATCTTTTCTCTCTCGGATTCATCAAAAAGAAGATGATACATTTCGATAACATCTTTACTTTTACCGTTGCCGTCCTCAAAAAGTGCCGCAACTTTGAGCATTGAAACTGCGTCATTGTTGATTGCAAGGTCAACATTTTTAACTCTGACACTCGGCTTTTCCTCAAAATTAAGCTTGTCTGTAATATCAATTAACTTTAACATAATCGTTCATTCCTTTCATTTTTTAAGCGGCTGCTGTATATACCGGTTTGCCGTTTGACATAACTTCAAATTCAAGCGGAGCAACACCCGTACTTGCGCCTGCACCGTTTGATGTAACGGATACAACTGCATTTTTAAAGAGGACGGTTGCACCGTTGGGGAAGGTCCACATAAACGAAACTTCTGCCTTTCTGCCGTTTTCAAATGCAAGGGCGGCAATCTGGTCATTGCCTGCGTCACCGATTGTACGCTTGCCCTTTACCGAAATTGTGATTGACTTTGCTGTCATAAGCCTTGACTTCCAGCCCTCGTTTTCAAAGGCTGTCCATTCCTCGACACCGTTGTCAAATGCAACGGAAAATTCTTCGCAGTTAGCAATATTTGTCGTGGCGGATTCTGTTCCTGCCTTGCCAACCGCAAACTGATTTTCATAGCACGGGAATACTCCCGATTCAACTTTTGCCATAAAATTACTTCCTTTCGTAATAAAATTTAACTTCAATGACCTGCTCATACACACCCTTGTCGTCTGTTCCCACATCAACGGGTTCTTCCGTGAGCAGTTCGATTATATAGATTTTGTGTTCCTTAATTTCAACATTTTTAATGCCGTAAAGCGTTTCGTAAAGTCTGCGTGCAAACTCCTCGGTTTCTCTTGCGTTGTCGGTGTAATGGATAAGCAAAGACACGCTTATTGTATCGTAGGTACTTTCACCGCCGATTGCTCTTGTGGGTGTTCCCGACTGCTTTAATGAATACACACCGATTGACCTGTCCTGCTTGTTGTCAAGCTTGCCGATGTAATAATGCTCGGCTGAGGTAACGCTTTTGAGCCAATCTCTGATGTCCGATAAGTAAATCAAAGTCCTGCTTCCTTTCTGTATAATCTCACAAATGCCCGACTGCAAAAATTCTGCCGTGTACCGCCCTCAAGCCACGGTGAGAACCATTTACCGCCGGCGGCAATGTTTTCCTTACGGCTGAAATTATACTCGGGATGAAAATACAACCGCCTTGCATACGGAGTGCTTGACACGATTTTAACCGTGCCGTTCCAACTCTGCGCACAATCTTCAAAGGTATTTTCGTTCTGAAGATTACCCGTATCAAACGGCATTACCTGCGTGTTTTTCACCTGTTTAAGAAGTGCGTCACCTGTCTGTTCAAGAGCCTGTTGCTTTGCCCTATCAAGCTGTTTTACAACAGGCATATTGAGTTTGATTTTTGATGATACCGAAAATCCCATTAAATCACATCCAATTCCGTAAAATTAACTTTGCCGTCGGGGTTGCGGTGTTTTGTACCCTGTACGATGTTTCGTTTTACGCCGTCAAGGATTACAAAGCCACCGCTTAAAGTGGGGCTGTCGGGAGCAATGTCGCCGTCAAAAAGCAAGACAGCCGACACCTGAACAATTTTCTGCTCTTTGGTATAGACCGTCTTTGCCTTTGACTGCACATTGCACACAGCATTGCCTCCGCACAATATATTTGACGGATAAAGATTTTCGGAGGGATACAGGTTTTTGCACTCAAATGCGATAACAGGAGAGCCGTCCTCGGTTATTCCCTCATCGTAGATTGTGACCTCGACAGGAGTTTTGCAGAACTGCTTTTTTACAAGTGACGGAAATTTCACGGTTTTCACGCACCTTTCAGATTGCAGGATAACAAAGTCCTGTTGATTTTAGCAACGCATAGAGGTCGGCAGGAATTGCCACTCCGCTGATGCACATTAAATTCCAGCTTGCGCCAAATTCCATTGATGTGCCGTTGATTGAATAGCTTTTCATATAGGAAGAAATCATATCGGCATTTTCTTCTTCAAAAGCAGTAAGTCTGCTATGCACTCTGCCGATGATTCTCTTCTGCATTTCCGAAAGTTTTTCAAAATCAATGCGGTTAAAAGTCAGAACATCAATGTGTTCGGCAGAGATAATACTGTTTTCATCTCCACCCTGATGTTCAATGTAATCGGCATACATTACGCAACCGCCGTTGTGTCAACATCGGCATAAATGCTGTCGATTTTGCCGTCCTTGCCGTTTGGGAATACGAATGTGTCGGAAAGCGAACGGTTCTGATAGAGCCAGCCGTCACCCTCTGTGTGTGAGCCGGGAGCAAAGAAATAAATGCTTGAAATCTTCGGAACAGTCTTGCAGGTTTCACCGCAGGCAACAAGAACATTGATTTTGTGAGCGCCTGTTGCAGGCTCAAAACCGCCGTCATCGGGGTTAAAGTTGAAGTTATCGTAGAAACGCTCATCGTCAATAACCTCGATGATAGGGCAACCGTCAATCTCGGTCACTCTTGTTTCAATGCCGATACCGCCCTCTGCAATCTGTGTAAGCTCAATCTTGCGAGTGAACTCTGTTGACTGTTCAAGGCAGTCCATAATGTGAGATGTCACATAGGCAACAAGTGTGCCTCTTGCCTTGTATCTGCGGAGCTTGCCGGCAGAAAGAATTGTTTTGAGCTTTGAATAAGCGTTCTCCTTAGTCCACTCCGATGTCTTTGTTGAAGAATGATATCCGTCTGTTGCCTGAGCCTTTGTTGCAACCTTTGAGAAGAAAAGTGCGTCTGTTTCGGGAGCAACCTGTGTCTGCTCAAACACCTTTGAAATATTCTCAACCTTTGCGGTTGCGTTAGTTTCATCAACATCTGCCTTGTCAACGAGAAACTCAATATCACGGTCGTGTTCGCAGGTGAACGGAACATCGGTCTGAACATACTTGCCCTTGTTCCAACCGCCGTTGCGATTGTGGTTCTTAAAGCCTGATGTGCTCATCTGTGTGAAGTGGAAAGTTCTTGCGCCAACCCACTTTACATTTGAAGTGATGAATGGTGATGTAAGTGTGCCCTGAACAAGAATTTCGAGCAGATCAGGGCTGAACTGCTCGGCATAGTTATTTGTGTTTGCCATGATTTTTTCAATCCTTTCTTTGGTTAAATATTAAATCTGTTCCATTTTTTGGTAGGAACATTTGCCTTTGGTTTTGTACCGTCCGATGTACCGTTGCCGTCACCGCCGATTTTCTTAACTCCTGTGCCGTTCTCGGCAGGTTTGCCCTTGAGTGCGGGGATATCGTCAAGCACCTTTTTAACAGCCTCTGTCAGCTTTTCCGCATTGACCTTGCCGTCTGTCACAGCCTTTGAAAAGTCTGCAATTTTAAGCACATACGGAACGGTTGCAATGTCAACGCCCTGTTTTACGGCTTCGAGGGTTGCCGATTGGTTGACTTCTGCCGTGAGCTTTGCGTTGTTTGCAGATTCAACTTCCGACTGCATTTTTGCAAAGTCGGGAGTGTTCTCGGCTTTCTGCTTTTTAAAAGCACCGATAGCCTCTTTCATCTCATCGGCTGACAATCCCTGCTCCTTAAAATAAGACTTCAAAACGGTGTCCTCTGTCACGCTCTGTTTGCCTGTAATAAGGCTTGCGAGCTTGTCATAATCAAAGGCAGGAGCGTTTCCCTGTGGAGTTCCCTGCGGTGCAGGTGTCGGTTCATTGGGGGTTGGTGTTGGATTTGGTTCTGCCATTTTTTTCATATCCTTTCAGTTTTTCGGGTGTCTCCCGTAATCAGTTCATAGAGTGTCTCTCTGTTTCAGTTTTGCACGGTGTCTCCCGTAGTTTAATGTCTTCGGACAATAAAAAAGCACCTTACATATTCGTAAAGTGCTTAATCTGCTTTTTCTGTTTTTTCTGTTTTAACTGCTTTGGCTCTCGGCTTTTTGGGAGCGTCAGACTTGACCTCTTCTGCAAAACCGCCGTCAATGAGTTCCTTTGCTCTCTGCTCGGAACATTCAAAAACTTCATTCACAGGTCGGGTTACATAACCGTTCTGCCTGTCATTAAATGCTGTTGTTACTCTGATTTTCATTCTGTCACCACCTTTCTAAACCGGTCGAAATCGACGGGTTTAAATGCAAAAAGCACCCTATAATCAACATTGCTGTCGATTATAAAATGCTCAATTCGTAATTTTATGCTGTTTTTGTGAATTGCATATAACAAAACCGCCCTTTTTACGGAGCGGTTAGATTATGCCACTATCTTTTAGATATTGCATTTTTTGTTTCTCTCTAAGCTTACTGTAAAGTGCTTCAGCATCTTTAGCTTCTTGTGGAGCATCTTCACGCAAAGTGACATTTAAACCATTTGTTACAAGGTACGGCTTAAACGCATTCCATAGAGATTTTTGTTCTTCAGTTTGTATCAATCTCATACCATCATCACCCTAAAAGTTTGCTGACTCTGTACTCGTTATACACTTCATCCATAGCTTTATCTTTTAAGCATTCAAAAGCATACTCACTTATATCCTCTATATTATAACCGTTATTTATCAATTTTTCAACCTTTGGAGCATAAATTTTATTAAGGTAATCGCAATATTCAAAATAATCGTTAATACTTCCGAATTTTGCTCTGTAATTTTTAGCGTCTTGCCAATGAATCAGTTCGTGCAGAACTGTACTCAATCTGTCTTGCGGACAAGCCAAGTTTTCTTGTAAGCCTGACAAATCACTTGTTGAAAAGTATGCTGAATTGACATTTAGAACATTCTGCATTGGCATATATGAAGCAATAGCATTTACTCGCATTTCTTCGGGAGTGACAATACAAATTTCAGGCTTTCCGCTTGTTTCAACCTCTCCAAGCATATCAAACGCTTTTCTCACTTGCATATCAAAATTATGAAGTTCTTTTCGTTTTAGCTTTACCTTATCTGAAATATAAACATTGTCACACAATGTATTTGCCTTGTGGGTATCAATTGTAATTGTTTCGCCCTCAATTTTGCGTTCAAAAGTTTTTGATATATCTTCTTCAAAAACAGGTCTGTAATATTTCTGTTCATTGGTGTTTAGTGAGAATTGCTTTGTCTTTTCTTCAAGCGTATTCGCCCTATCGTGCCACTCATCGGCTCGGGTTTGGGCTATTCGTTTATTGTCCTCATCAAGGCTGTATTCGGCACGGCGGTCAAAGCGTTCTGCCTGTCGCTGTGCATACTGCTGTTTTTCCTCAATTCCTCGCTGACGGTCAAGCTCTTTGATTTCATCTTCAGACAACGGTGCGTCCAAATCATCAAGTTCGGGATAATATGTACTTGTGCTGTCCTTACATCTCGGATGAAACAAACCGTTCTTGATTGCGGTTGAGAGGAGCGGATAGTTTCCGTCTGACTTTTTGCCGTTTGAATAAACATCGTCAATAAACACCTTGCCGATATATTTTGCACAATCGGGGCAACCGCCCTGTCTTGAGTTCACAACAACGAGGGATACTCCCCATTCGGCTCGCTTTTCGCCCTCGCCACGAAGATAGGCTCTTTTGTTGGCTGTTTTAACCGCCATATCCGCATAATCCGAGAGCGTGTGCCTTGCACCATTTTTGTATTCCACACAATTAAGACCTGCGTTGAGCATATCTTTACACGCCATATCAACGGCTTTTTCGTATGTAACCGCACCCGTGTTCATTGCAACCTGTGCGTTAAAAATCGCCTTGCGGTACTTGTCGTTGCTCATACGCAAAACCGCCGTTTCTGCCCTCTTTAAATCGTCTGTGGTCGATTTTATGAGTGCGTCAAGTTTACGGTCATTCACCTTAAAAAACTCGGCTGTGCTGTGTGCTGACGGCTTTTTCGGGGCTTTGAAACCGTCCTTGACAGCTTCAAGAATTTCTGCCTCCTGACTTGCATTTCCGTCAGCTTTGGCGGTGCGAATCATCTCTTCAACCTTGCCGTTAATGGTTTTGAAACGCTTGCCGAATTTCTTTGCGTTGTGCTTACGGTACTCTTCAAGACTTTTGAGCTGTTCAGCCTGCCATTGTGTCCAGTTGTAACCCTCTTTGGTTTCTTCGGCTCTGTGACGGCTGAAATTTCTCATCATGCTGTTAATCAGTTCATCTTCGATTTTTTCAAAGGCTTCTCTGATATTGTAATCACTCATTGTTTACCTGTGTATCGTTCTGTTCGGGATTGCTTTCGGTTTTTTCTGCATTATTTTCCGCATTTTCTTCATCATCTGCGTTATTGTCAGGTTCTTCTGTGTCGGTAAGGTCCACATCGTCAAGCTCCGATTTTTCTTCTTCGCCTGCAATGCCCTGTTCTTCCTTAATTCTCTGCACCTCTTCGGCTTTCCAATCCTCCGACTTGCTGTCGCCGTAAAGCTCGTCAACCGAGGTTTCAACTGACATCAAACCGCCCTGTCTTGCTTTTGACACGGTTTCAACCTGACTTTCAAAGCTCGGATTTGCATATTCGCCGAAGTTTACGGATACTTCCAAGCCCTCAACAATGCCCTTGCCGTTAAGTTCACTGTCTGCATTGAGTACAACTGTAACAAGGCTTTGAAGTGCGTTCTGCGTAATTTTTACAAGGTTCTGCCTTGTGTAAAGGGTTGTCTTTTCCTTTTCACGCTGAGCGTCTGCATTATCAAGCTTCTTCGTATCAATGCCGAGAGTTGACGGCGATATAATGCCCTGTAAGCAGAGATCGAGGGCAGTAATGTATGAACTCAAATAGCTTTCGTGCTGAATCTGCGGACTTTCGGTGTAAATCCTGTTGCCATTGCCGTTTTCAGACATATCGTTGCCCACGGTGATAAATCGGTTGTCAAACGGATTCGGCGACATCGGCTGACAGGTTTCGGGATTTCTCGGAACAAGGCAACCAGGCACATACTGCTTTGTTCGGCAGGCTCTGAGTGCGTCCATCCACTGTGACCACACTTCATCAAGGCTGTCGAAAGCGTCTGTTTTTATGCCGATAATGCCCGCACCTCTGCCCTTGTGGCACGATTTGCCGTAAAGGACAGGTACAGCCCACATATATGATTCGTCAAATGTAACGCCCTTTGAATCAATCCACGAAAGAGTGTCAACCGTGTGCAGGTCAATCTCTTTGCCGTTGTCATCGTACAAAGCATAGTGAATATAGCCGTAACCGTATGTTTCTTCAAAACGGTAACGGCGGTGTTTTTGCGTGTAATCGGTGTAAAACTTAACCTCTCGGATTCTGCCACGCACATATGTAAAGTCGATGTTTTCGGCAGGATACCATTCAACAATCGGAACATCTGATATAGCCGTGTCAAAACTGACCTTAAAAGCACCGTCACCGACAACACATAGGTCACGGAGCATTTGCTTAACCGTGTCGGACAATTTGTTCTGCTTTTCAATGTCTTCCCAACGCTCTGCATAAGCGGTTGAATTTTTACTTGTAACATCTGTGCCGTTGTAGTCGGCAATTACGATATTCACAAGCGTTTCGCAGATGAGTGCCGGCAAGCCCGTGTGTATTTTACGGATTTCAAGCCCCTTTGTGCTTTTTGCCGCCCAAAACATAGTTTTGTTTGTATCAATCTGCCTGTACAGCTCCGCAAGCTGTCTGCTGTTGCCCCAATACCAAATGCGATTGATAAAGCACTCGGTCAGATGATTGCTTGTTTCGGTGACGGTAATTGTTTTGTCGCTTGCAGGAGTAATCTGCAAAAAGTTTTTAATTCCAGATCTGATAGATTCAGCCATTCTGTTAATCAGCCCCATTTATTTCACTTCCAATAATATTTTTAAACGGCAGCCACGCATATTGACCGCTGTTAATGCAATGGTCGTGACCGTCCTCAGGTGTATTGTCTTTATCCTCTCGCCAACTGTAAATTTCAAACTCGGCAATCGTGTTTTTACAATGTTCAAGCACAAAATAACAGTCGGTGGCAAGCCAGCCGAGTACAAGATTGATTCGGTCGATAATCTTCGTTTTCTTCCATGCATTTGCAAAGTCATAGACACAGCCGTGCTGTCGCTTATACTTTTGAAATTCGGTAATAGTCGCTTGGTCGGCGCTGTCAATAAAAGCCGTGCGTGCAAAGCCCCATTCATCATGGTTGCGGTCAAGAAAATCAATAAAATTCTTCACCGTGTCACTCGGGGCAATAGGTGTTTGCATTTCAGCGTTGTTATAAACTCTTTCATCAAGCTGAACACACTTGCCGTTATTGGTAATGCCGTAAAATGTCATTGCGATAGTGTCAGGCGACTTCTGCGAATAGGCGGTATCAAGACCTGCTGTGAACTGAACAAAGTGTTCCGACTTGCGGTTACAGTTCAAAAACTTTCCTGCCCACTCTTTTGATTTGATGTGTCTTGCCCTCTCAAAATTCGGAAACACAAGCCCTGTTGCTCTGCCTCTCAAACCTAAGATTTTATTTTTATAGAGCTTTGTACCTTTCGGTGCAGAGTTCTTTTTCTTTTCAATCTGTTCGGGTGTAAGACTTAAATTGTCGGCAAAAGAAAAGAACCAATACCGCCAATTCGGTACAGGTTCTTCGGTAAGCTCCGCCGTAATCTCGGGAGGAACATCGTTTTCATATTTTTTAAAAGGGCGGGAGCGGTTGACAAACTCCTTATACACAGGCAGACTCGGATCATCGGGATTCAGCGTTGCAAGCATATAGTCATTACGGGTTGACATCTCTCGGATAAACTCGATATCGGCGGTGTTGATTTCGTCAATATAAACGCACCCAAACTGCGCACCGAGAACCATTTCCCACTTATCCCGACTGCTGTAACCGAGAATATAGATAATTTTGTCCTCAAACTTGATATGCGGCAACTTGTAATCCTTGTCGCCGTTGCCACAGTAAACTGCGTTACGGTGCAGGTCGAGAATACCGTTATCCTGCTGAATAATGGTTTCTTCGGCTTTACCAGTTGTCTTGGCGGCAATTGCGTGAAGCTTCTTCGGCGACTGCGACACCATTCGCATAAACTTAACGCCTGCTCCGACTGTTGTTTTTCCTGAGGCTGTAGTGCCTTCAAGAAATTCAGCTGACACATTCGTTGTGTTGATAAAGTCGATATACTTTTGTGACAGCGGAAATTTGTTACTCACTCAGCCCCTCACCGCCCAACTGTCTGAACACATCGGATAGCTTTTCGGACTGCTCAACCTTTGCGTCAACCTTAACGGTGTATTCGCCCGTCATCTTGTTGAGCGTGTCAATCGCCCTGATTCTGTCGGAGGTGTCCTGCCCGTCATTCCTTGCAATGTCGGACAAAACAACCTGTCTGTCCTTTGCACTCATAATGCGCTCGTCCTTGAGCTTATCGGAAAGCTCTTTGATGTATTTTGAAACTCCAACATTCTCCAACAATTCATACGCTCTTGCGTTTGCGTAATTCTCGGAATATCCTGCCTGTATCGCACTCTGAACGGTGTTACCGCTCTGCGCATAATATTCCGCAAACTTCCTCTGTCTTGCATTTAATTTGTCTTTCACGGTATCACCGCCCTTTCTAAAAATAAGCAAAAGAAAAGACAGCACATTTCTGTACTGTCTTTAAACACAGGTTTCCGGAGTTGCACCGGAATCTGTAAAAACTGTTTTCCTATTTAAACTATCCCCTGCGTTTATAATATTATATCAATAAATTTCTAAATATTCAAGTGTTTTCTTTTTCTTTCCCATTTATTCAATAATACACTTACATATTTCAGTTCTTTATCAGTCAATTGACGATCTCCAATTTCATTATGTTCATAACCCAAATGGGTATGTGGCATCATTCCATTATGAGGTCTACCTTTAACGTCAATTTGTTTTATTCTTTCGCCGTAGTTGTCATAAAAAGTAACACTTTTGATGTTGCTCTGTTTGTCAAGAGTAGCATACACTCTATTTTTTGTCATAGTTTCCATAGGAGCTTTTATCGAAGTATTACCATTCATACGAATTACTTTTATTTCACCAAATTGAGCAACTGTGTGATATTCTGTACCGTACTTCTTTCCCTTATCACTTATACCGCTTGAAGAGCCTCTTCCGCCCATTATTTTGACCTCCTGAATTTTTCCTGAAACGATTTGATGTTGATGATGTTTCCCATACATTCTTCGGGGACTCTGCCGTAGAAGATAATTGTTTCAGGCTGTAAGCGTTCAATCATTTCTTTGTAACCTTTCAAAAACAGTTCTTTTGATTCCGTACGGTTCTGCGTTCCAACACTTGATACGGCAACCGTACCACCCAAAGGCTCGCCGTCAAAACACCATTCAAAACTCTTTTCATCACTCCAACAAATTGTAGGTATCACCTCAATACCGTAGAGCTGTAAATATGCACCTATCCAATGTTTGCGATAGTGATTATAAATTTGCAACGCTGTCGGATAATCAGTGTAAAGACTGAAATCAGGCGACAACACACAATTAAAATTTTGTAGCTTTTCAATGTACCTGTCGGGTGTATTCCACAACCTCTGAAACTGGTAATCTTCCAAAAAGAAATGCACACCGCAGTTGTTCTGCTTACTGCTCAAAACTTCATTAAATCCGATAAAGTTGTTTTCTGTAATTTTTGTAGGCTCAATAATCGGGATGTCATATTCTCCTGCACCCTGAAAAATCGCTCTTGTGCTATTTTCGTAACCTGTACCGCATTTGTCTTTATACATCAATTTCACCTCACAACACAAAACCGCCCTCAAATGAGAGCGGTCTGTGCGATTTTTTTAGGGGGACATAAATGCCTATGTCGTTTTGTTGCTTTCTTCAGTTTACATTATATCACCCTGAAACCGAAAAACCGAACAACTTTTACCAATGGTGGCGGTTGCACATAATTCTTATGTTGTCGGGGGTATTGATTCCGCCTGTATCGACTGCAATCTTCGCCCAGCTGTATTTTAAGCCGAGGTGCATAAACAGGCAGTTTTCCACAAAATCATCCCGTGAGAGGCTGTTCAGAGCCGAGTTCCTGCGGATTTCAAGGTTCTGAATATCACGCTGAATATCGGCAATCTGCACCACCGCATTGCCCACCCTGTCGGATGTCTGACCTGACGGAACAATTCGTTCACCCAGCGTCACCGCCGTGTTGTCCGCCTCAGCCTGAATCCGTGCCATTTTCGCCCTGAGCCGTGAAATCTCTCGGTTGATGTCCTTAATCTCTCTTGCTGTCAATCCGTATCACGCTCCTCCTCGTCAAGCATACCAAGTTCCTGCGCCAACGCAACAACAGCGGTTACAATCAAATGCAAATCCTTACCTTTGATGTTACACATATTAAAGCAAACATCGCCCTCATCGTTATCAAGTTTACCAAAATCAATAACAAGTCCCTTTGTGATCGTCTTGCTTTCATTGTTATCGTAATTAACGGTAATGTTTTTAATATCTTTCATTTTCTTCACCTCTCAACGATTTGGCAATTCTTTGTTGGTTCTTGCAGATAAGGTCATTTATGTTGCAGAATAAATAATATGTCAACCCTCTTATCTCTTCTATATCATCTGTGACCATAATGCGATTGAGTTCACCGTCAATCGTTTCACGGGTGTTATCGATTTCCTGTCTGAGTTTCATTTTATCACTCTCCTTTAATTTTTCGGTTATTCTTTTGGTTAAGCCGTTTTCGTTGGTTAGGCATTCTAAGGCTTGGAGGGCATTGATTACGGTTTGCTCGTTGGTTTGGGACTGATACATCTTACGGACGAAGTCGGCGCTTTTCTTTACATTATCCATAATTCTTTGTGAGAGCAGGCGGTATTCGTCTGCGTCGTTTCTGTCACGCTTATACTCCGTTCTGAGCTTGTCCTGCCATTCAAGGCAGATGTTTATGTCCCAGCCTTTATGACGGTTGTTGTAGCCGACCTTTGCAAGCCTTGAAAAGTATTTATATTCGGGCGGCGGAAAGGATGAGTAATCAAGCTGACCGTCAATTGCTTTATCTTCAAGCCGTTCAAACACCTGTGGATTTTTAAAATCATATTTTTTCATATTACCTCTTTCGGAGGGTAGTGGAAGGTTTGGGGCTATTTTAAAGAACCCTTTCTATATATATATATTTAAATTATTTTCTTATACGAAAGGTTAGAAAAACCGTCAAACCCTCCACCACCCTCCACCTCAACAATCTTTAGAAAGTGAAATGCCGTTGAAAAAGTTATAGTTTTTGCCTCTTACCTTTTCAAATCGTTTGGCAAGTTCGGTGCTGAATTTGGTATTTGACATACAATATTCGTTGTTATCCCCTGCCCAGCTTGTATAGGCAGCATAGAGCGTGCTTGCCTGAACCGAACCCTCTAACACACATCTGTCCTCGATAAAGGCGGAAATGACATCCATTTCACGCTTGTACTCTCTCACGCTCTGAAGAACGGCAGACGGCATTTTCAAACCCTCTCTTTGCCACAGAATACAGCCGTCGATACACCATTTGAAAATTGCTGTCATTTCGGCTTTGAGCTTATGCGTAAGGTTCTTATCAACCTTATCCTCGGGAATCTGAACATTGAACGGTATCATATGTATTCTTCGCCATATGCCCGTGTCAGTACCTCTGATAATCGGTTTATGGTTTGTCGCCATCCACAGCTTAAACTCGGGCTTAAACTCAAATTCCTCGCTGTACAGCTTTCTTGCCGTTACGGTATCGTCACCCGTAAGCTGTTTGAGAAGTCCCTCATTAATTCGCACGCCCTCGTTCGGCTCAACCGAGGTGACAAGCCTTGCACCCTTTAACCGTGCAATGTCGCTGTTTATGGCACTGCTCTGCGAATTTCTCACCATAATTGTTTCAGGCTGAATGTTTGCGGCATAATCGCCGAATACATCACGGATAACATCAATGAATGTACTCTTGCCGTTTCGTCCCGTGCCGTAAAGGAAGAATGCGCATTGCTCGGCTGTTGAGCCTGTCAGGCTGTAACCGACCGCCTTTTGAATGTAGCGAATAAGCTCCTTATCGCCTGCAAAAATATCATCAAGAAATGCAAGCCAACGGGGACACTCTGCCGTTTGAGAGCAGTCAACCGAAGTAATCTTTGTAAAATAATATTCGGGATTATGCGCCCTCACTTCGCCGTTTTTAAGGTTGATTATTCCGCTTGGGGTGTTTAATGCCATACGGTATTTATCCATTTGTGCCGGAAGTACGGGGATATGGTGTTCAACCTCGTTGAGCATTGCTTTTTTTGATTTGTTGGAACGGCTTGCTTTCATATGCTTTTCAAATGCTTTTGACATATCTCCGCCGTTCTCTTCATCAGCTTGCAAGTACAGCCTTGCTTCGGCTTTCATAGCCTCAACGCTTTTGTCCGCCATTCGCAAAACTACCCCGATATTGTCAACACACCACTTCATAGAATTGTAGTAATACCACTTTTTCTCGGTGTAACAATACCTTACATTATCGCCGAATAAATCAACGAACCTGTTGGCATTGCCCATATCGTTAAAGGTGTAGGCACGCATTTTTTCTTCGTCAACCGCTTGAACAGCCTTGCCCTCACCGATTGAAATTGAATAATCGTTATGCAGTTTTGGGTTATAGGTCTGCATACAGCCCGACACAGCCTTTTGCAGGGTTATAATGCCGTAGGTTGTACCCGACTGTTTTCTGTCCCACTTGTCACGCATTAAGCCTGATTGTCTGAAAATCGAATCCATTTTGTCGGTATCGCAACCGCACCAGAACGCAAGCATATTGCAAAAAGCCATATCCGCCTCACTCTGTGACGAGTAAGCCGAAAAATCACCGCTGTACAGAGCCTTGAAAAGACTTCCGTTCTTGGCATTGCAGGCGGCCCTGACAATATCGTCAACGGTGTTCGGATTGACCTCAACGCTACGGAGCTTAGGCTGTGGCTCTGTTGCCTTGCCGAGATACTTTGAATGCAACGGTTTTATGCTTTCGGTGCAATCGTTTATGTACGCATATGCAGAGCAGTAATCGCCTGTCACTACGAAGAATCTGCCGTTTTCGTACATTTCAAAACCGCCCGAATCATTCTTCGCCTTTCTTCTGCCCTCGGGAAGAGTTCCCTTGCAGATTATGTGAACACCTGTCTTACTCTGCGAAAATTCGGTGTAGCTCTGCAAAGTGTTCACAAACTCGCTGATTATGTTGTCAGCTCCGCCGTTTTGGTAGTCCTGAATGTCATTCGGCATATCGTCAAGGTCAACACCGAAAAACGGTGAATTTGAGAACATAAAGCCTATGCCTGAATATTTGGCGGATTCTCTGACTGCTGTTTCAAAGTCTGACCAAGTGTCCGAGTTATTCGGCATTGCAAAGCCACCCGTTCTTGGATTTATCGGTTTCTTTGAAATTCCGCTGTGCGATTTCGGATCGGGATATGACTGCCAGCACACCCAGTTTTTGTAACCTTTCAATTCCTCGGGAACTGCAAAATATTTATTTTTATTTGGGTTTAAATTTGTAAAGCCCATTTTTTCACCTCCATATATAAGGAAAAACACGGTGAAAATTGCACTGCTTTATGCAATTCCCGAAGAAATTTTTTAAAATCAGAACGGCAAATCATCGTCAATCGGCATATCAACAAAGCCCTGATTTGCTGTCTGTGCAGGTGCATAACTCTGCTGTGGCTGTGCATAGGCTGTAGCTGTATTGGTTGTCGTCTGCTTTGGAATATGCTTTACAGTCGGATATTTTGTAGGATTTCTCCAGCTTACTCGCTCCTGTGTTTTTCCGTTGTATTCTTCGTGCTTTATAGTTACACGCAACGGCTTATTGACAAGCTCACCGCAGAACTGCTCAAGGCTGTCGTACTCCTTGCCATCGGGAAGTCCTGCCGCCTTGCCGAGTGCCATAATCTGACCATAGCTGTATCCCTTGACCTGCAAGTCTGCGTTTGTAGGCTCTTTCTTCTTCCACAATGTATCAAATATATATCCGTTTTTATAGTTCTGCTCAACATCATTTCTGATTACCATTGAGATGTTCAAATTTTCTTTGCCATTCTTCGTTACTCTCTCCTCAACCTTAGCGATAAGGCACTCATAATCACCCTCAGGCTTGATTGAACTGCCCTGTGTTGCTTCGTTCCAGTTTGATTTAAAACCCATGATTATTCCTCCAAAATTAATTTAATTGCTTCATTGGCACTTCTGCATATTCCTGCTACCGCACCGTTGAGTTTCATCATCTGTATAAATTTCTGTTGTTTTTCGGTAGGTCTGCCCTTGGGAGTTTTAACCTCGATAAAAACCGCCCTTCCGTCTGATTTTCTGACACCGAACAAATCCGAAAATCCGGGCGGAACTCCCGTATTGAAATATCTGCCGTCCTTTGTAAAGCCTGCACCTACATTTATACGGAATATATCGCAGTACGGTGCAATTGCAATACGGATTTTGTTCTGAATTGCGTGTTCTTCTGTCAAGCTATCATACCTCTCTTTCGTGCCTGAAAATATGCCCAGCCTGTTTTGTAGCCGTGGCTTTTTGCGTATGCAAGCAAGTCCGCATAGCTGTGGCAATCATCGGGTGTGCTGAAATCAAGCTTGAATCCCTCAACCTTAATGAGCTTTGCGGTGGTATCGGTTTCAACGGTCCTTTCGGCTGTCGGGAATACATAACCGCAATGCGGACACACGGCTTTCTGCCCTGCCGGCGGTGCTGAAAATGTAAAGAAACATTCGGGACATTGTCTGACCTTTTCCTCCTGCTCCTTTTCGATTTTTTTAACACTCAGCTTTTTGCGTTTTTCAAGCGTCCATTCTCGGTCGTCATCAGGCATTCCGTGCCTTGCATAGTTGCCCACATGGTCAATGATTACCGCCCTTTTGTTTGGCTTATAGCGCATACATCGCATTGACTGCTGAATGTAAAGCGTAAGGCTGTGAGTAGGTCGGAGCAGAATTGTACATTCGCAGTCAGGCACATCAAAGCCCTCTGAAATCAAATCCACATTGCAGAGGATTGTAATTTTGCCGTTCCTGAAATCGGCTATAATCTGTTCTCTCTGTGCCTTTGGAGTAGCTCCGTCAATGTGCCTTGCTGATATACCCGCTTCGCAAAATGCCTGTGCGGTTGCCATACTGTGTTTGACAGTTGAACAATAGCACACCGCTTTTTTGCCGTCTGCAAGCTGTCTGTAATACTTGATTACATCTCCGAAAACTGTATTTTTAGTCATTGCTTTTTCTATCTCGGAGGCGACATATTCGCCCATTTTGGTGTGCAGTCCTGTAAGGTCGGCAACACTCGGAGCGTAGTAGTCATACGGGGCAAGGCAGTTATGTTTGATGAGCCATTTTGTACTCACCCCGATTATTAATTTATCGTTGACATCGCCCAAACCGTCACCGTTTAATCGGACAGGTGTTGCGGTGACGCCAACCCTCGGAACATCCGAAAAATGTTCGTAAATGCGTTTGTAGCTTTGTGCAAGGCTGTGATGATTTTCGTCTGTGATGATAAGTGCGGGTTTTGGCAGTTTCTTCAATCTTCGTGTAAAGGTCTGCACCATACCGATTTGGCACAAATCCATAAGCACACCCCAGCGGACAAAGGTTCTGAATATTTGGTCAACAAGCTCTCTCCTGTGAACAAGGAACAGCACCCGTTTCCCGTTCCAAGTTGTTCGTCTTGCAATTTCTGCGACAATGCAGGACTTTCCGCCGCCGCAACCGAGGACAATGCAAGGGGCTTTGTAACCCTCTCGCCAAGCCTGTCTTACCTGTTCAACAAGGTCATTTTGATACGGTCGAAGTTGCATTGTCTGCACCCTCTCTCTGCTTTTCCTGTTTCTTCTGCTTTATCAGCCTTGCAACACACTGCATACAGAGCTGTCTGCCGTAATTTTTTGTTGTGCCGTCAATGATCTGTTTAACGGTGCGTTTACCGTCCGAAAGTATCGGTGCTTTGCACTCATCACAATACTGTTCGGGTTGCATTGAATAGTATGTTCTCAATGCTTCATCAACAATTTTAAGGTCATTTGATATGTACATTGAATCAAACAAGCCTATCGGACTTTTACAGGTATCGTTACCGTCCGTTTGTGTTGCAAAAAGATACTTGCCGTCAACGACAACAGTTTTTAAAACCGTGGTAAACATTCCCTCGACCGAGATTTTTTCGTCAAGCAACTTGCCGATTGTTTTAGCTTTCTGTCTGCCGTTTTCGTCGGTTTCAATATGGCTGAGAAAATAAACAATCGTGTCATTCGGGAGAGTTTCAACCTCTTTCACAAGCTCCCAAAAATTTTTACCGATATCGGTAAACTTCTGAAAGCCTGTTTCCTTGGCTCTTCTCATATACTCGTTAGCCATGAGGTACTGTGCGTCATCAACTGCAATTGACTTGCATTTCTGCTTTTTGATAAAGTCCTCAATATCAATGTAGTTGTCGGAATTGATTGAAGAAGTGAATTTGGTCCTGAACGGAAGTGATTTTCCGTTTACATTTACAAGAGCAAGTTCATTTGCTTTGAAATTTCTTAAAGAGGCAGATTTTCCGCTGCCTGAATATCCTAAAACCAATATAGGTAATCCCATAAATAACACCTCACTTAATACTTAACGACTGCTTGGCTTCCATATGTACAAAGGGGATTTCTTCGCCCTTTTTGCAGAGAGCCTTGACATCATTCTTTTTTACTTCGGGCATACTGTACTTTAAGAGGTGGTCAAGATTGTGTTCCTCCGCCCACTCAACAAATGAAATTTCATCATCAACAACAAGGCTCGGAGCGTTCTTTTTAAGCGACATAACCGCTCTCGGCATATCAATCTTCTGTCTGCCGAGTGCCTGCATTGACTTAAACAGATAGGTTTTAAGACTCTCCGCCTGTTTTTCTTTTTGTGACTGTCTTTTTGCAATTGCCGCCTTTTCGGCTTTAAGCATTTTAGCCTCGGCAAGAAGCTGTTTGTAGTAGATTGCAATGCTCTCAGCTTTCTCGTCAAATTCGCCCTCAATGCCCGTGAGAGTATCGAACCACGCTGTCAACATCTTGTTGCGGTATGCGTCCACATTGGCAATGATATTGCCGTCATCATCAATCGGCATTCCGTCTGCATTCGTATCGGGTTCCCATTCGTTGATAGCGTCAAACTGATTAAATAAATCCGAGTACATCTCGGTAAGCTCGTAAAGTTTCATTGTTATTCCCCCTTAAAGATTTATGTTTTGTGTGGTAAGTGCCTCCAATAAATGTTCAACCTTGCCTTTGAAAAATTCCTTGTCCTGTGACTGCTTGGCGAAATTGAGCATACGGACAAAGCTGTCATATGCAATTGAAAAATATGCCTTAAAGACATCCTTGTCATCTGATGGACCGTCGGCAGTTTGAACATTTTGCAGTCTTTCTTCGTACTCCTCTTTCTGCTTGCGAAGAGCCTCCTGTTTTTCATCCTCAAGCTGTTTTCTGACGATTTTTTCATTATTGCGATACTCCGCTTCGAGCTCGTCATAATGCTTAATGTTCTCTCTTTCCAAAGCCTTAATCGTTTCGTTAAGTCTGCGTTCGTTATCATTCGGCTCTGCAACGGCAACCTCAATAGGACGGCTTTCAAGCTCCTGAACTTTATTTGTCAGCTTGAAATTTTTGTTCTTTTCCTCTGCAAGCTGATTTTCAATATTGCGATAGCTTTCTTTTGAAGTGTCCGCCTGCTGTTTATAATAGTCGGCGTCTTTCTTAGCGTTATTGAGCTGTCGGCAATAGTCAATGCTCTTGTCGGTTGCCTCCTGTTTTTCGTCCTTCAGCCTGTCAATTTCGGCTTTTAACTGCTTGACCGTTGTGTTTTCAAGGTCAAGCTTTTCAGCGATTTCAGCCTGTTCGGGTTCGCTGATTGTGGCGAGAAGTGATAGCTTTGTCATTCCAATTTGTGCAATCGATTGCACATTTTCAGCGTTTATTTTTTCTACAATAGAAATATAGTTATAAACATTTCTGCGTTTCATACCTACTTCATTCTCGCAGTAGTCCTCAAAATTCGGATAGCCAAGCTCCTTGTACAGCTTGTTGTCACGCATAGTCTTGAGTGCGTTGCACATATCCCATATGTTCTGTTGTGCAAGGTTAGCGCTGACAATTATCTTCTGATGCAGTTCAATTGCCTGCTTATGCTGTTCGCTTACTGTTATTTCTGACATTTTTTATATCCTCCAAAAATTCAGCGTATTGCTTTTCAAATTTCTTGATTTCATCCGGCTTTTTAAATCCGCTGTCACGCTCATTTTTATAACCGTGGCACTGCATTATTTCCAATGTTTCGGGATTTACTTCAATCGTAAAAAACGGGATTTTCGGTTTATCTTTATGACGAATGAAAAGTATTATCGTGTCACCTCTTGCGTGCCGTCTTACATATCCGCCGACGCAATGCTGTAATATTCTGCCCTCTGCTATTATTTCTTCGCCGCTTTTTGGGGCAAGCATTATAAGGCTGTCTGTGCTCATCAGCAACGGAGAAAGTGTCTTTGCCATTTTTGCAATCTGCTCCGTTTCTTCTTTGTTTGCATAGAAAGCAACCTTTTCAAGCGTTCTGTCGTGAGCCTCTTCAAGATGAGCCGGCATTATTTCTTCGATACCCTCGGGAAGTTTTTTGCAATTATCAAGATAATCCTTCCACAGCATTACTCTCCGATTGCTTTTGCCGTACTTCAGAATCTGTCTGTATGTAAGGTTATTTTTGTGAAGTTCATCTACAGCATAAGTACTGAGCTTTGACAGCTTGCTTATGAACTCGCTTGCCATATGAATGGTCGGTTCTTCCTTTATCACACTGCGGTAAAGTTCAATTGCACTTGAATCATAATCTGCGAAAAAGTGCATATCCTCCTTACGGCATCCGAGCATTTTAAGCAGATTGGTTTCTTTCCAATGAATTTTATTGAGTGAAAGTTTGCCGTCAATCAAAAGCTCTGCAATATGCTCAAAACCACCTTTAATCAGGTATTCTGCATTATTGTGCCTTACATATATGTTCAGCCATTTGAGAATCCCTTGAACCGTATATCTGTTTGAAAGCTCATCCGCACACGAATATCTAAGATCCGTATCGGTTATTACATCGAGATTTAAAAGCACGGTTGAACCCCAGCCTGAATACAAGGTTTTTTCTGACGGACCCCAATACCACGCAAAGCCCTGTGAAGCAGAAGGAATAATTCCGTCTGTTTTCAGCGGATAAAATGATTTATCGTACCAGCGGTACGCAAATCTCTGCATTGCGTGCTGTTCATATACATAAAGATATTCATCCGAAAAAGTATATCGGGGCATCATTTCGACAGGATTTTCATTGTACAAATCATCGGAAAATAACTGATATGCCGTTACAAATCTGATGTACAGCCTGCTGTCAACAGCAAAGCAAAAACCAAACTTGCGACTTCTTTCAAGTTTTTTTCTGCCGTAGTGCAGGGCTTTTGCTTTTACGCTTTCCTTGCAATGACCGCAGACAAATTCCTGATTATGACAAAGTCGGAGCTGTTCGCCGATGTGCCAGCTTTGACAGCTTGTGCAGAAATAGTCGCAGGTTCTTTTGCTTTTATTTTCGTAGAAAGCATACTGCGGAAAGTACATTGCTATCTGCTTTTCGTGTTCATCTGTCAGGTCAGGAATCTTATTAAGCAGGCTGTCAGGATTTTTAATCATGCTGACACCTACCAATCTATAAGATTGCCGAGGTCAAGAGTAACAGGATCTGTTTTCTGCTCTGCGACATTAGGTTCTTCAAGTTCGTATTCAGACATATGTATCTGCATTGTGAAAGTAACCTTTGCTCCGGGGAAAATCTTACCGACAATCTGCTGATACACATCAAGGTCGGAAACTGCAGCGGGAAGTTTCTTTCCCACTTCGTCAATCAGGTTTTCAAGGTTTTCTGCAGCCGTAACGGCTCTTGCAAATTCCTCATTCTGCTCTGAAAATTCGCAGAGCATCTTCTTTACCGGATCAAGAATTGCTTTAGATTTATGGTCTTTAAGATTTTTTTTGTTGCACAACTTGATTTTTTCTGTTGCAGAGGATATAATTAAATTAGGTTTATTGTTCTTTGTGCTTGTGGCATTTGCAGTGTCGCAGGCACTTTTTTTATTGCTCATTTCTCCACCCCCACACATTCAAAACCGAAGGATTCGGATTCTGATGATTCATAGGCTTTGAGCTTGCGTTTTAGCTCTCGTTTTTCGTGACGATAACCGCTTGACGCTGTTTTTTCGAGTGCAAGGTCCGTTCTTGCGTTTCTCAGTTCAATGCTGAGATGTCTGTTCTCTGCTCTGAGGTTTTCAATATCTTTGAGCAGCTTTCTTTTTGTCGGGTAATTTCTTAACCGCATTTGTTACACTCCTTTCATTGGGTTTGAACCGAGAATATAATTGAGAAACGGTATTCTCGGAATACGGATAGATGTGCCGACTACAATTACATTGAATCCCAATTTTTCGGGTTCGTCCTTTGCCTGTTCACGCAACTTTTGCGGAGCAACTCCAATAGCCTTTGCGGCGTCCTCAGAAAGCAGATAGAAATCACTGCTATCCATAATTTCTTTGATTTTTTTGTTCATCTGAACTGTGTCCATACTTTCGCCTCCTATTTTTCGTTGGTAATTTTGTCTGAAACGATTTCGACTGATTCAACATCAGCTACGCTGAGTGCCAGTTTGAGCAGTACAACCTCGCCGACCGTTCGTGTTATCTGATAGCTTGTAACATACGGAATTTCTGTTCCGTCAATTTCAAGAAGGAACTTGTCCTTTGTGTCAATAAGTTTAAGTTTTGCCATTTTCTCACCTGCTTTTCGATATTTTATTGCTTTACACGACCTTAAATGTTATGATTAACTATGAAAGGAGGCATAAATATGAATGATATTTTATCGTGGTTGACTTTAATAATATCCGCAGTTTCAACCTTATGCACTTTGGTTCTGTCTTGGATATTATTTAAAAAGGAACAGAACAAAACCTATCTGAAAGAACGATATGAATTAGTGATTTTCCCCATATTCAACCTGCTTGAAGAACATTTGTACAAAAAGGAAATTACTTCTGAAATTAAACAAGCCGTTGAAAAATGCGAAGATATTATTGCCGATAATAAACTTATCGCAGGTGGAAAACTCAGCTATGTATTTTCTCTTCCATTAGATAAAATTAACTTTCAAAGCATTTCAAAATTAGTCGACAAAGAATATGACGATTGTTGTTCTGCTTTAGGAATTCCTTTAAGACCGTTAGATAAAAAGATGTATACATACAAAACACGAAACATAAAAGTTTTGATATTAGGAATTACTAAATATTCAATGCCATTTATTGCAATTTCACTATTATCAGCAATTTTGATTGCATTATTTGAATACTTCTTTCTTAAAGGATAACCTCTGCTTTGATAAGCATTGCTGTAATCAGCAGAAGTAAGATAATTGCGTTGAGAATAAACACTACAAACATTAAAAACTTGTTCAATTTTCATTCTCCTTTGCCCACTTAATCAGATCCATAATTTGAGCGTCGTGCTTATCAAGGTAGCTGTCTATTGTTTTATACAAATGGGCGGCTACTATTTTTATTGCTAATACTGCTGAAGCAAAAGCTGTGCAAAGCATTAGCAGTCCTAAAATTATTATTACTTCCGTCTTTCTTCACCTCTTTTCAGCTAAGTCCGTTTAATGGGACTGTGATTGTGGTATTATTGATTGTGTTGCAAATATCTTTTGCGAATGTTATAATCGAGCAAAGGAGCTGATTATATGTGGGTAATAATTAGTGGTATTTTAGGCATTGCAGGCTTTTTAATATCTTTAATAAACCTGATTAACTATTTTGTTTCGCACAAAGTGAATTTGGAAATCACAATGCTTGAATACGCATACAAATTAGGCGTGCAGGGAAAGAAAAGACTTTTCATTCATTATAAACTTAACAATAAATCGCAACTGCCTATTTCTGTTACCGACATTCAATTAGTTCTGAACGGCATAGAGTACACCGAAGATTACAACACCCACGAAGTTAATTCTTATCATCACAAGGCAAAAGGTGTTGATGAGTATGTTCCGACATACAATGAACATCTGCCTATCAATCTTGAGTGCCTACATTCTCATTCGGGTTACCTCGTTTTTGTAATTCCTGAAGATAATTCTCCAAATCTCGATAAAGGTCTGACTTTTCAAATTCGCACCAATCGGAATAAGGAAGTACAAAAGAAAGTGTCATTGAATGAGGTGGTAACGCTCCGCTCCACTCTACCTTATCAAAAGTATAAAAATCTTTTTCTAAAGGATAAGGTGGAACATAAGGTGCACTGACAGTCTTGTTGACTGTTGGTGCTTTTTCTGTGTTGAATAAATTATTAAAAAATCCCATTTTCTCACCCCCTTAATATAATAGTTGCATTTATGCGACAAACTGACTAAAAAAAATAGCCTGTGCCTCATCACCTGTTAATCCGAGAATTTGTGTGATAGCGTCTGCCTGCTTAATGGTAAAATCCTCACCACCGTTAGAAAGTTTACGATACATCGTACTTTTGTCGATACCGATACTTTCAGCAACCTTTTCAGGGGTTAATCTTTTCTCCTTGATAGCCCCTTTCAGCTTATCAACATTAGTCAATTTTATCACCTCCAGTTTTTATTGTGTTGCATTTCTGCGACAACTATATGATACCACCCTTGTAAGTTATTGTCAATATATTTTTCGCATTTTTGCAAAATTATTTTTATTTTTTCAAAAAGTAGTTGCATTTTTGCAACCGTTATGTTATAATACTGTACAGTAAAGGAACGGTGGCGGCTGTTTCGACTCCCTTGAGAAAGGGGGTGATTGCGTGGAATACATAGCTGTGATAGTAATTTTCACATTTTTTATTGTGTTCACCATAAAGAAATAACCGCCCTGTACTGCAATACAAGACGGTTATAAAAAATAATTAGTTTTTGAATAGCGGAACAGCTAAAGCCGTTCCCTTACTACCATTATAATACAACTTATTTTGCATTATGTCAATAACAATATATTGAAAAAAGGTGTTACTTATGACAATCGGCGAACGCATTAAAAAATTGCGAGAAGAAAAAAATATAACTGTTGATAAACTTGCCGAGCTGATAGGAAAGAACAGAGCTACAATATACAGATATGAAAGCAGCGAGATTGAAAAGTTACCAACAAGCGTATTAGAACCGCTTTGTAAAGCTTTAGGAACTACTCCTGCGTATATTATGGGTTGGGACGATAAAACACCGGAACAAGCAACCCCCCTTCCGCAAACAAATGTATTTATGCGACCGGTATATGACAGCATTTCGGCAGGGTTCGGAGTGATAGCTCAGGATGTGCCTGTTGACTATATGCCTACATACATCACCTGCCCCTCAGAACAGGATAAATATATATGGATAAATGTTCACGGTGATTCTATGAGCCCTCTGATTGATGACGGCAGTAAAATTCTTATTAAAAAGCAAACTTCCGTTGACAGCGGTCAGATTGCCGCAGTCCTCGTTGACGATGAAGAGGCTGTTGTTAAAAAGGTCCTTTACAACGATAACACCGTTGAGTTGCATTCAGTCAACCCCTACTATCCCCCACGAGTGTTCAAAAATAACGACGTCACCCGTGTTCAAATCCTCGGTCTTGTAAAAGAAGTAAGTAAGGCTCTGCAGTGAGCCCCATACACCGACAGCCACGATCTGCCGATTAAATAGAATAAATAAAAAGAGACCGCTCACAGCTGGCACTATGAGCGGTCACAAAAAGGTATGTGAGAAGTCTGCACTCCTCTTAATTATTCTACATTTTATGACATTTCTTGTCAATATAAATATATAATTTTAAGAGGTTTTGATATGAACAAATTAGAAAAATATATAAACATTCCCGAAATTAAGGCTGATACAAATTACTGGATGCTAAGAACTAAAAAAGGTGCATTTTTCGATGAATTTGTAAAAGACAGTTACATAGCCATAGGCTGGAATATAGTCTTGCAAGAACATTTAAAAGACAATTCTAAATTTCCCGATTTAAAAGAAGAATTAAAATCCAAATATCCCGAAAAGAACCCCACTACATCTCTGAATAAATGCCGCAGGTTTGTCTGCGAATTAAAGAACGATGATATTATTGTAATAGTAGGTAATTACTCCGTGGCTTTTGCTAAGATAGGTGAATATTACGAAAATAAAAACGAGGAATTCACATCAACTAAAGAACTTGAAGTCCATACGCAAATTGAAGAAAATTTTCACAAAACATCACTGGTTTTATGCCCTTACATAAAAAGAAGAAAAATAGAAATAATTGATGTAGTTGATTTGCACAGTATCAATCCATACCTCGCAAAAGCTATTTTCGGAAATCACCACAGTCTTAGCTCTTTAAACGAATATGCAGAACTCATTTTAAATGCTTGTTATGGGGGTTACATATTTAAGAATACATTGTCTTTAACATTCAAAATTGAAAACAAGGAAGGCATTGACGCAGTAAGTTTCAATCGATTCTCAACCTTTGTGACTGAAATGTTGTATAACGAAACGGCTCAAATGAATGTCCGAACTGCTCTTAATTCACCGGGTGATATTTCTTTTCAGATAATTTTAGATGGACTAAATACACTTAAAGATTATGTTATTCCAATTGTTACTACTTATGTAATTTTATTTGGTGGTTCCTTAAAAATCAAAAACTGTGAGATAAAAACAATTGGAGTAATAAATTTTATCAAAAAAGTAGTGGACAGAACACAAAATCGCAAAACATATAAATTGAAACGCAAAAACGAAAAGAAAAAAGAGAAACTCAAAGGGATACAGATAAAAAACCAGACAATTGAAGAAAAAATTAAAAACAAGAAATTAAATGCTGATTTACGCAAGCTAGAAATGGCAGAAGAAAACGAGCAAAAAATCCTGGAAGCTATCCATGAACTTGGTGCTCGTTCTAATAATAATATAGTAGACTTAAACAATCTTATACCTGTCTCTTATACACATCTCCGAGCCCACGAGACATGCGCAG